CAATCTACGCAAAACAATCATCGTCTGCATCATAGGAGAAATAAATGTCAGCAATGTCAGATTATCTAGAACTTAAATTTCTAGATCACTTTACTGGAACAGCCTCAACGTCTGCTCCCTCAGCAGTGTATTTAGGATTATCAACAGCAAGCCTAAATGATGATGCTTCAGGTACAGAACTAACTGGTAATAACTACACAAGAAAAGCTATCACTTTTGCTTCTGCTTCAAGTGGATCTATAGCAAGTAACAGTGCGGTTGAGTTTGATAGTGCCACTGGCTCATGGGGTACAGTAAGCCATTGGGGTATTTGGGATGCAAGTTCATCAGGCAACCTATTATTTCATGGTGCATTTACAGCATCTAAGTCAATAGCAACTGGAGATATTTTAAAAGTAGCAAGCGGATCTTTAACAATATCTGCTGATTAGGGTTTAGATTATGGCTTTAGGTATTCCTAATCTAGATCAAATAACAGCTACACCTTTAGACAGTTATACATTCTTACTAGATAGTTCCGATGAATTAAATAGGCTAGAGTTTTCAAACCCTAACTTAGAACAGTTAGATAGTTGGGGTTTGCTCGATAGTTTAGATACTTTTGGTAATCTTGATAGTCTATCTACATTAGAGGTAAAGCAAGGCTCTGCAAGTGTCGCAACGTCTTCTACTGTTTCTGCTGTTAATGAGAGAGTAAGATCTGTATCGGCTAGTGTGGCAACTGCATCGACTATCAGTGCCGATGTAAATAGAATATTTGTTGTTACCGCTTCAGTGGCAAGTGTTGGCAATATTTCTGCAATTGCTAACTATACAGTCAATGCAGATGTATCTGTATCTTGTAGTGCGACAGCAAGTGCTTCAGGAATAAGAATACAGCAACCAAATGCTTCAGTGGCCACCACTGCAAGCGGAACGGCTACAGCAAACTTTTTAGTTTTCATTGTTGGTAGCGGAGATGTAACTGTAACGCAAGTATCAGCAAATAACTACACAGCGAGTTTTGTTGCAACGGGTGATAGTTCTGTAACTGGATCGGGATTAGCTAAAATAGTCGGTGAGGATTGGACTGTCATTGCTGATGGATCTGAGACATGGACACTGCAAGATATAGGTTCAGAAGTGTGGACAACTCAAAATGTTGGAAGTGAGGTTTGGTTACAGCAATGATTAAGTTTGGTGAATGGTTGCCCGATCAACCTGATTTGGAAAACACTGGAGTTACAGTCGCAACAAATGTCATCCCTGCTTTGTCGGGGTATAGGTCTATCAACTCTTTATCTGCTGTTTCAAATGCAGGAGATAGTATTCTAAAAGGAATATTTGCATCTAAGGACAACGCAGGCAATGTTAAATTATTTGCGGGTGATGCAGGCAAATTATATGAGTTTGATACGTCTACATCTAATTTATCAGACATAAGTAAAGTTGGTGGTTATTCTCTAGCCGATAATGAGTATTGGCGATTTGCTCAGTTTGGCACAAGTGTTATTGCCTCAGGCGGTATAGGCGAGACACTGCAAGAATTTACATTGGGAACTGATAGTGCTTTTGCTGACTTAGCTAATGCACCAAAGGCTGATTTTGTCGCAATCGTGAGGGATCAGGTTTGGATTGCCAATATCGATGAAGGCTCAGGTCGGATACCATACAGAGCTAGATGGTCAGGTATTAATGATGCAACCAGTTGGACTGTAGGAACTGATCAGGCAGACTTTCAAGATATTGTCGATGCGGGTGCAATAACTGGTTTAGTCGGTGGTGAGTACGCAACAATATTGATGGAAAAAGCTATCTGTGTTGCTCAGTATGTAGGAACTCCATTGATCTATCAAATTGATAAAGTAGAGACTACGAGAGGTTGTGCTTTTGCGGGGTCAGTAGGCAATATTGGAAGATTGGTTTTCTATTTATCGGAAGATGGTTTTTATAGTTTTGATGGCAGACAAATAGCCCCTATTGGTGCAGAAAAAATAAATAAGTTTTTCTACAATGATTTTAATCAAAGTCTTGCCTATAAGATGAGTTGTGCTGTAGATCCAACAAATCAGATTGTGGCATGGTCTTATGTATCTAATGCGAATACAACGACTACACCTGATAAATTGTTGATGTATAACTACTCAATTCAGAGGTGGTCAATTGCTGAGATTGATACTGATTTAATAAGACCATTTTATACTTCAGGATATAATACTGAGGGCTTAGATAATTTAGGAACAAACTTAGATAGTCTTACAACACAATTAGACAGCCCTTTATATAAAGGCGGAACATTCTTATTCGGTGGTAGCCTATCTAATAAGATCCAGTCCTTTAGTGGAAGCCCACTATCGGCAACAATTGACACAGCAGAGTTTCAAATAACAAAAGGCAAAAACTCTCTCATAACTCGTGTAGTGCCATATTTTACAGATGGATCAATTACTACTCAGGTGGGTGTTAGAGACAAGCAAGATGAAAGTATTACATTTTCAAGTGCAAGTAGCTTGAACAATGATGGATTTATACCTCATAGATCTCAGGGCAAATATCACAGAATTAGAATGAATGTTTCAGGCAACTGGAACTATGCTCAAGGGGTTGACATAGAAGGTCAGCCATTAGGTAGAAGATGACAAGAGTTAGCAACTATAAGAGGCTATCACCATTAGGGGATGAGCCACGCACAATAGCGACAGTTGTAAATAATATTTTAGATGGCAAAGTCAACTCAACTGGCAGTATCACACTGACAAACAGTTCAGCTACAACGACATTATCTGATGATCGTATTGGTGAGGATAGTGTGATTTTATTTATGCCAACCACTAGCGATGCTTCATCTGAAAACATTTATGTCACAGCAAGACAAAAGGGGCAAGCGACACTAAATCATGGAAATGATACGACCACTAGATCCTACGAGTACGTCATTTTCGGCTAATGCTGATAGGTGCAGAAAGTCGATTATTGATGCTCTTAGGTATGCTCACAATAGCCATACTTATGAACAAGTTATAGATATCGTCAAAAGAGGTGATGCTCAGTTATGGGCATTTGATGATAGTGCAATTGTCACTGAGATAATTGACTATCCACAACGCAGGACACTGCGGTTTTGGCTTGCAGGCGGTAACATGAAAACACTGTTAGAGGTAGAGCCAAAGATAAGAAAATGGTCTATATTATACCGATGTAGAGCGGTTGAAATTATAGGCAGAAAAGGTTGGGAAAAAGTTTTGAAAGATTATGAACCAACTGCAATCGTTTTAGTAAAGGAATATTAATATGTCAAAAGGTGGTGGCGGAGGAAGTTCAGGAACAGTTAATACTCAGGTTGAACCGCCTGCGTATGCAAAGCCCTTCTTAGAATTTGGTTTAGCACAAGCCAAAGACAGATTTATGGATGAGATGCCTTCATACTATCCAAACTCAACCACAGTAGGATTTTCTCCTGAAAGTGATATGGCTCTTAATATGGTTAGAGACAGAGCCTTAGACCCAAATAGCTTAACAGCAACAAGTCAAGACGTTATACAGCAAAACTTAATGGGAACTAATCCTCTGATGAGTATGGCATTTAAGCCTGCCATTGATGCGGTAACTTCTCAGTTTGCAAGATCAGGTAGATATGGATCAGGAGCAAATCAGCAGGCAATGACTTCTGCACTTGCCCCAATGGCTTATAAGGCACAGCAAGATGCACTAAGAATAGCACCTCAATATCAGAATTTAGATGCACAGCAACTAGCACAAGTTGGATCTGCTAGAGAAGCTGATGCTATGAGCCAACTTCAGGATAATATAAATAGATATAACTACGAACAAAATGTCGGTGATCAGAAGCTACAAAACTACATGAGTTTAGTTGGTGGCGGAACATTAGGTTCTAGCACTGTTCAGCCAGTATTTAGAAATCAGGGTGCTTCAGCCTTAGGCGGTGCTTTAGGCGGGGCACAATTAGGTAACTTAGCAGGCTTTGGCGGTGGTACTGGAGCATTGCTCGGTGGATTGTTAGGGTTGTTATAATGAGTAGACCAATAGATGCTTTATTAGGAAACATAGACCCTTTAACTGGATTAAGAAGAGGTATGGTTGGCGGTAACGCATCCTATATGCAAAGTCCAGTAAAGGTAACTGGATTGCCTCAGATTGGTAACAATACAGCTTATAATACTGGTGTTACAATGAGGTCAGGAAATAATATTCCAGTAAGACCTATGACTAATGCGGGTGTTATTGCAGGCTCTAGACTTACAATGCCAACTGAGAATAGATTGCCAATAAATCAGACACAAACGTCTTCGGATATGTCAGGATTATTAGGAGACAGTTTCAATGATCCGAGAACATATGGGTTGTTAGGTGCTTCTGCAAAAATGTTAGAGCAAAGTGGTTACTCAAGAACTCCACGCACATTTGGTCAGATTGTTGGTAGTGGTATAAATGCAGGATTGGCAAACTATGCTCAGGCTAACAAAATGTTTAATAGACCTAAACTGCAAGTTGTTGGCGGTGCATTGATTGATACCTCAGACCCAAATAATCCAAAGGTTGTTTATGAGGGTAAATCTGATAAATCTAATGTTGTTTTAAATAAAGAAACTGGTCAGTTAATTGATATTTCAGATCCAAATAATCCAAAGGTAACGAATATTGAAGGTATTAAAATACCGCCAAAAACACCTAAAATTGGAGAAGCACAAAAATCCATAGATAGAGAGTTTGGCAAAGAGTATTCTAAGTTTGTTATAGGTGGTGGTGCGTCATCTGTCGGCAAAAATATAAGCCAACTGCAAGATGCAACAAATATTCTTCAAACACATTTAAATGCAGGAAATGATTTAACTGGAGATTTCAGATCTGTCTTGCCTGAGAGTTTAAGGTCATTTGCTAACCCTGAAGGTGTAAAAATTCAACAAATGGTCGAAGAAGTTGTCCAAAGTAATTTAAAATCAGTTTTGGGAGCACAATTCACAGAAAGAGAAGCACAGCAATTATTAGCTAGAACGTTTAACCCTAAATTACTTCCTGAAGAAAACATTAGAAGAATTCAAAATCTTCAAAAATCCATAGAATTAGCTTTTCAACAAAAATTGAAGGCGGTTCAGTATTTTGAGGAAAATGGCACAATTTCAGGATTTAAAGGGGCTTCATCCATAACCCTTGATCAGATAAAGAAAAATTTTGAAACTTTAAATCAACCTAATAAAAAACTTAAAATAAGGTTAAAAAATTCATGAAAATAGAAATTGAAGGATATGGTGAGTTTGAGGTTCAGGATAATTTTGCAAATCTTTCTGAAGACAAACAGCAAGAAATTGCTAATGAATTAATAAAAGCAAAACAACTCAGCAAAAACATTAATATTCCAGTATCAACAACTCAAGGTATTATAGATAGTGCATTGCAAGGTTTGTCTTTTGGTTTTTCTGACGAAATAGCGGGTTTTTTCGATGAGGATGCAAAAGAGAACATTAGAAAAAGACTAAGAAGTTTTAGAAGCTCAAATCCTGCTTTAGCTATTGGATCTGAGATAGCAGGAAGTTTACCCACTTCTATATTAGGTGGTTTAGGTGTTGCAAAAGCAGGCATTGGTGCTGTTAAAGGTGCAATGGGAATGGGTGGTGCTTATGGTGCGGGTGCTTCTGCTGAAGGAGACAGAACATTTGGCGGTACAGTTGGTGCTTTAACTGGTGGTGCGTTTCAAAGGGCAAGTCCATATATAACAGAAAGTGCAAAAAAACTAGTTGATAAGGGTGTCAACCTGACAGTTGGTGATGCTGTCGGTGGCGGTTTAAGAACAATAGAAAATGCCATGACAAGTGTTCCATTAGTAGGAAATGCGGTAAAAGGTGCTTATCAAGGCTCAAGAGATGATTTTAATAGAGTTATTTACGAAGAAGTTTTAGAGCCATTAAGCAAAGTAGGTTTTAAAAAAGAAAACCTTTCTAAGGCAGATCAAAGTATTTTAAATGGAACTGATGGAAGGTTAACTCAGGATTTTGTTGGGAAAATTATAAGTAATGAATTTGATAAAATAGTACCAAATTTAAAAGTTCCTAACAAATCAGTTTTTGAAAAACCTATAAATGACATCATTGAGGCAAACGCAAAAAAATTAACACCTGAAGGTGCTAAATCATTAAAGAATGATGTTGATGCTTTTTTCTACAGTTTAAGTGATGATATTGGGGATTTAAGCGGTAATAACTATAAACAAGCAATTTCCGATTTAGCTAAAGAAAGTTTTAGATTTAAAACAAGTTCTGATCCTATCATTAAAAGAAAATCTGATGTCATGGATGAAATTGTTAAGTCTATGAAGGCGATTATTACAGAAAAAAACCCTACTTTAGCAACGAAATTAAAGTCTGTAGACGAGAGTTTTTCAAAGTTTATTCCGATAAGAGAAACTTTCAAAAGAATAACAAATAATGAAGTTACCCCAAATGATCTCATTACTTCAATAAGACAAGCTGACAAAGCAAAAACAAAATTTAGGTCAGGTAAAGCAAACTTACAAGAAACAGCTAGTTTAGGAAAGGAAGTTTTAGGTCAAAAATTAGGAGACAGTGGAACTGCTACTAGAAACGTAATATCAAATCTAGCATTAAGTGGTGGCGGTGGTGCAATAGGCGGTGGATTAACGGGAATAGATCCGCTTTTAGCAGGAACAGTTGCAGGACTAACTAGTTCTGCATACACCCCTTTAGGAACAAATATAATGAGAAGAGCAATAACTGGATATAATCCTGAAGTACCTAAAGGTCTCGGAAACATTGGACTTGCTCAAGTTATGGGCAAGGGTGCTCCTTATTATGGAGGTCTATTAGGAAGTAATTCCTCAGATATAAACTTTTTTGGAATGAATAGGAGATAGATAAATGTCTAAAGATAAATTAACAGATTACTCCACTACTGCGAGTTCTAACACAGATGTGGGAGGGGTAAATCTTGCAGAAAATAGTATGTTACCAAGTGACGTCAATAATGCCTTTAGAGAGATACTCTCACATTTAGCGGAAATGAACGCAGGAACTCATCCAGTAGCTGACACAATGACTTTGGCAGATCCTGATGATCTGACTAAAAAGTTCAGGTTTGATGGTGTAGGCATAACCACTGGAAATACAAGAGTTGTTACAATGCCTGATGCTGACACAACCTTAGCGGGATTAGGAATTACTCAGACATTTACAAAAGCACAAGTACCAAGCACTTATGATGATACATTTGCTAATTTAGCTTCAGCAGGAGTATTTGATTTTGACACATATCAAAACTTTATAGTGACCTTAGGAAACAACTCTAACACACTAAACGAACCGACTACTGAGGCAGGCAACGTAGGTCAAACTGGTGTTTTCATCTTTATACAGCCATCATCAGGAGATGCAGGAACTCTTAGCCTGCATACAGATTATGAAACAATTGGTGGATCAGGTTTAACTTTATCAAGTGCCAACAGTGCTTACGATGTCGTACCATATGTGATTAAGGCTGACAATTCAGTGTTGCTCGGTAACCCATCTTTAGGATTTGCATAATGTTTAGCTCAGAAGCATGGCTTTCTAATTCAAGTAATTTCTATAATTCGGTGGCAACTCAGTCATTGCGATTTGATAGTAGCAGTAGTGCTTATTTAAGTAGAACTCCATCAAGCACATCTGATACAAAAACTTGGGTTTGGAGTGGTTGGGTTAAGCGAGGAAATGCAGGATTATATCAAACCTTATTTATGGCAGGCACAAGCTCAACATCAAATTTTAGGCTTGTTGCTGAATTTACTGATAGTAAGTTTCAAATCTACTACTACAATGGTGGAAATAAATACATTTTACCATCTGCTGTTCATCGTGACCACTCTGCTTGGTATCATGTGGTTTTTGCTTGTGACACGACACAAACAACAGATAGTAATAAATTAAATATATATATTAATGGGGAAAAATTAACTGCTTTATCCACAGAAAACCAACCTACTACAGATTATCCTACTCAAATAAATAGCAATATTTTACATACCATTGGCAGAAGAACATATGCTTCAGACCAATTTTTTGATGGCTATCTTGCAGAGGTCAATTTT